ACTATTGCTGGTCTGGATTGTCTGAGAATTATTAACGAACCAACAGCTGCTGCTCTAGCATATGGTCTTGATAAGAAGACGGATGGAGAGCAAAATATTTTTATTTTTGATCTAGGCAATGGTACTTATGACAATAGCATATTGACACTAGATAATGGTATTTTTGAGGTAAAAGCGACTGGTGGAAACACAAATTTGGGCGGAGATGATCTTGACAATGAATTAATTAAATATGTTTCTAATGAATTCAATAAAAAGAATAAATGTGATATATCATCTAATAAAAGAGCTCTGGCGCGTCTTAAACGAGCTGTTGAAACCGCTAAGAAAACTTTATCTAATTCTACTGTTGCAAGTGTTGAGGTGGATGCATTACATGATGGTATTGATTGCAACGTCCAAATTACTCGTGCAAAATTTGAATCATTATGTGATAAATATTTTAAAGAATGTTTGGAATCAGTCGTCCAAGTATTAAAAGACGCAAAAATGGGTAAAACTGATATTCATGAAGTTATTCTGGTTGGTGGTTCTACTCGTATCCCTAAAGTTCAGGAATTGTTATGTAGCTTTTTTAATGGTAAAGAACTAAATAAATCAGTTAATCCAGACGAAGTTGTGTCTGCAGGTGCTGCTATTCAAGCATTTACTTTGAATGGTGGTAAGGATGAAAAAACTAATGATATTCTACTCTTGGACGTATGCCCTATGACAATTTCTATTGAAACTGCAGGTGGCATTGCAACCCCCATGATTGTTCGTAATACAACCATCCCGACCAAGAAGAGCCAAACTTTCAGTACTTATTCTGACAACCAACCTGCTGTCACTATTCAAGTCTATGAAGGTGAAAGAAAAATGGTTCGTGACTGTCGTAAGTTAGGAGAATTTACTCTGACCGGCATCGCTCCTGCTCCTCGTGGTGTTCCTAAATTAAATATCTCATACGACCTTGATAGCAATTCTATTTTGCAAGTAAGTGCAGTTGATGAGGCATCTGGTAAGAGTGAAAAAATTACTATTACAAATGAAAAAGGAAGACTATCCAAGGAAGATATTGAAAGGATGGTAGCTGAAGCAGAAAAATTTAAAGAAGAAGATGATAAACAAGCTGCTCGAATTGAAGCAAAAAATACTCTTGAAAATATGGTTTATAGTTGTAGAAATACAGTCAATGATGATAAAGTAAAGGTTTCACCAGAAGAAAAAGTAGCAGTTGAATCAGTCGTTAAAGAAACTGAAGAATGGATTTCCAATAATTCAAATGCATCTAAAGAAGAGTATGATGCAAAAGTTAAAGAACTTGAAAAAGTGTTCCATCCAATCATGCAAAAAGCATATTCTCAAGGGTCACCTAGTGGAATGCCTGAAATGCCAGAAATGAATTCTAACACATCATCAAAAGGACCACAAATTGATGAACTTGATTAAATATACACAAAAAATTGATTTTATTATTTATACACATATCTTTATATATTATGTTAATAATATATAATGACAACTTATGTTCGATCTACTGATATTCTTGGTACGAATAATTTTCATACAATAATTAAAGAGTATTATTATTACTCTTATGGATTAGAAGCTACTGACGACGCCGTCCAATTATATTGTAATATTATTTCTAAAGACATCTTTTATGATACTGATAAAACATTGAGAAAAAACATATTTACACAAATTAACACACAAATTAATAATCTATTAATAAAATATGACTGTAATCCAAACATATTGCATTTTAAAGAAGACGTCGATTTAATTATCGTATTTGAAAAGATTGTAATTAAAATATTCAATATTACAAAAAATAAAAATATTTTTGAACTTTACAATGAAATAATTGGTATTAAATCAGTCTATCTGGAAAATATTTATGAAGCTATTTGTATTAACAATTTAGATCTATTATTTGTTGTTTCAAAAAAAATAATAAGTCCTGTTGATCCAACTAAAATTAATATAGATCAAGCACAAATAAAAATAGATATATATCAAGCATTGACACATCTAACTAACAATAATATTTTACATAATGACGTATCTATGGATAATATTGGATTTGATTGCGACACTAATAATTATGTGTTGTTTGATTTTGCTGGATCTAAAATAGTAGATGATATATTAAATTGTGATCGAAGCAAACATCTAATGAATAATTTAAAAAAATTGGATAAATCAATTACTTTTAATTGCAATATTTAATTATCTTCTTTCAAGATATTCAATACGTCTTTTTAACATTCTGATTTCAAATTCTTTTGATCGTTTATCTCTTTCTTCCTCTTGTTTCTTATTGTTTTCTTCTATTAGTCGAATATTTCTAAAACCACTATACATTCCAAGTGTCATGACATCTAATGCACTGTATTTTAAACAATAAAAAAACATTTGCATATTTGTTCTTTTTTCACTCATTATAATAATAATAGTATATATAATAATCTATTTCATATATATTAATTGTCAATTTTTTTATATGCAGCCTTATGGACTTATTCGTTCTTGATGTTTCTCATCAAGAACGAATAAGTCCATAAGGCTGCATATAAAAAAATTGAAAATTTGATTTTATAACATAACTATAAATAAAATATTAGTATATCTATAATGGGCTTTTTCTCTTTTCTTACGAATGATACTGAAGAATCAATTTCAAATAAATATTCAATTAAACCAACTTTTACAATCCATATGCTGGATAATAAAGGTAATGTTTGGACCGAACATAATTATGAAGGTTATGGCGTCTTTGGTGGTAAAGATATTTATCAACTAATCGCCGAAATGAATAATCTTAATAATAGAGACGCGGCAATTGGGTCTTGTTTCAATGAAGAAATTAGCGACACCCTAATATATCCTAATATTGTTAGAAATATTAGTAAATGGAAAAAATGGAAGAACAAACCACTTACTAATTGTGAATTTCAAGGATATTTCTATAATATTAATGAATCAGATGAAGAATATCAACCTGGTGATGAAATTGATGATGCATTTGATGATACATTTGATGACTAAATTTAGTTATTTGATTATTTGATTATTTTATTATAACAAAAAAATAAAAAAATAAAAATTGATTTATCTATTCGTTGAAACTATATAATTTTTATTCATATTTATATATAAATGGTTAAAACAACAACATCGTTCAATGAATATCTACGAGATAAACATCAAGGCAAAAATTTGAATTTAGATAAATATAAATTTAAATTTGTTAATCTTAATGACTATTGTGTCACTCATAATCTTGATGATCTTATGAGAACAACTCTAAATATTGTTGTAAATGGACTTTCATACTCTCATTTTTATATAAGCGTTTGGAAAAACAATCGCGTTGAAACAATAAAAAATTATATCGAAGAAGAACGCGATGGATCTTTATATGTTTGGAACGATGATGATATCGACGTTAAACATTATTCAAACATTGTTTTCTATATTGACGAAATTTTAAATAAATTAATTGAAAAAAATGTAGTTGATAAAACACATAAACTATTTAATGGCATTGTCAATTAAGCATAAGAAAAATGAGATGCAATTTTATAAATATCATCTACATATGCTAAAAAATAGATAGCATAACAGAACACATATAATGTTCTAATTAAATGTATCATATCAAAGACACATTGAAATATAACAAATTGCATTAAAAACAAAATACTATTATCGATATTTTCTTTTGATAAATATACACTCGGATCAAACAATAATACTCCAAGCGAAAATATTCCAATGCTAAAAATAAAATCGGTATATACTGCTGTATAATCTTTAAATATTTTCATCTTTTGATCGTAAGTTCCATTCATCAAATTCCAATTAATAATATTTAATGAAACCATTGACAAAATTAATAATGGAGTACTTGTGGTAATTAGTGAAAATTCATTTTGTTTATTATGTGTCACATTAAGTGTATCAAATACATCTGCAACATATGATATATCAAAATAATATTTTAACTCTCTAGCAAGTAACAATGTCATTATAAAATACGAATACATCGATAAAACAAAACTAATGTCGTTCCAAATTTTTTCTCTCCTAAATAATACCATCGTAAATAATGTACCAAAAAAAATCAATATATTCGTACTATTATAAAAACTAGATATAAATAATAAGATTCCGATAGATGCAAAACCAATCATCAAATTTAACACTTCAATTACACTTTCAAAAAAATCATAAACAATACCATTGTTATTGTTATTGTTGTTGTTATTTGTATTAACTTCCATTTGAATAATCAATTTGATATATAATAGTTTTAAGTTATTTTATATCAAATTATTAAAATTTAAAGATTGTTAAACATTTATATTTTATAATGTCATTAAGAAAATACATTTCTTTCAATAAAACAAGTAAATGTTTTTTAAATACATCTTATCCATGTAATTTTTCATTTAATAATACATACTATAATTCATCTTTACAATTTTATGTTAAAAGAAAACAAGAAATTTTAGATAGATTTAATCATGATTTATCAAATAAAATTTTAAGTACAAATCAATCTGATAAATTATTATTTTATAGCCACACAATAGATCAATATAATAATAAAGATGAATTTACTATTCCTTTGAGATATAGAATTATGACGAGTGCTAACACTCTTAAATTTATCCAGAATAGAAGTCTTGCTGATAGTCTGTTGGATACCAAAAATGACATTATTTTATATGATGCAGATGACAAAATATGGGGCATAAATAATAATGAATTGTCAGATGATGCATTAACTGAAATTAGATTAGGACAAAATTTATTAGGTTATTCATTAATGGAAGTAAGAGATTTATTGAAAACACTTAATCAAAATTATATAAATTAATAATTTGTAATAATTACCTCTTTGGCAGTTGTTTCTGGTCTTTTAGAATTTATTCGACGCCTACAATCTATTGACACTATTTTATAATTATCTGTTTCTCCATTAAGTTCTTCAATACTTCTACAAAAATTATCTCTAATTAGTTTTACATCTGCATTACTCATCATAAACTTAATATTATTACCGTTCATAGTATGACATAAATTAAATAGTTGGAGATGTTTATCAATATTAAATCCGTCTTCCGTATATTTAACAAAAGATAGATTATTTATAGGTGCATATGGTGGATCTAGATATACAAAATCGTTAGAACGAACTGTTGATAGCGACTGTGAAAAGTCCATATGTTGGAAAACAACATTTTGGATTAAATCATGAACTTCATCTAAATGAAATTTGTTTATTATTTGAGGTGCATTATAATTTCCAAAAGATACATTAAATCCGTTTGGTCCTTGTCGATACATGCCTCTAAAACACGTCTTATTTAAAAATATAAATAATGCGGAACCTAATACAGTTTTTTTTTCTTGTGGAGTGAGACAATTATATTTATTTCTGAGCCAGAAATAGTAATTTTCTTTGCATAATTTTGCTTCTAAAATATTTTGTGGATTTCTGTTTAGATTATTATGTTGTAAAATAGGACAATCTTGATATTCTTGAATGAATGAATTGAGAGCAATATAAAGTTCGTTATGCATGGTTTGAATATTTTTATATACAAAAATTAATGGTTCATTATAATCGTATGCATAAACAGTTCCGTTCATAATAATTAGTCCATTTTTGATACATGTAAGTAATCCTAATAATACACTACCGCCGCCTAAAAATATTTCATGATAATTATTAAAACTGGTAGGAAAATTAGTTACAATATCATTTAATATTTGTGTTTTACCACCGACCCATTTTAAAAAAGGTTTGCAAATATTCATATAATATATAATATGTTTTATTTTATATTATATTATGTATATAATATAAAAATCATTTTTTTCGTATCGTATATTTATATAGATGTATCTTTATTTTATGTATTTAACAAAAATATTTCATATACTTGTTGTGTTTGTTATAGTATTTTTTCCATTTATTGTTAAAGATACTGAACTTCTTAAAGTTGTAATTTTAGTTAACATTGTTACAGTCGTAGGGTGGCATCTTAACGGACACTGTTTCATTTCTGACATTGAAAGTTATTTTGAGAAATTTGATAAAAAAGAAACGATAACACAACCTGAAACTGAAAAAAAAGACTATGATAGAAAAGCTTTATTAACACAAAATTTAGTAAAATTTTTTCCGTTTATTGACAAACAACTATTATATTTGTTAGCATCATTAACACCACTAATTTCTACTATTGTTTGTTTAAAGAAATTATAGTTTCTTTACTACAGCAGTTGCCACTTTTTTAGATCTGCTATAGATGAAGTAAGCAATGATACAGAACAAAATAAAGACTACGATCATTATCGCAATTCTAATTTTGAGTGCGAGTGTAAAAAGATTAACAATAAAGTTCCAAATTGATGAAAAGAATTCTTTGACTGACATATATTATATATTATATATATAAAATATTTTTTATAAAATATGGTTTTATTTATATAAAAAATGTATTTATTAAATAAACTTATATGTTGTTATTTAATAAAAATTTAAATAATAAAAATAAAAATAAAAATAAAAATAAAAATATCAGTCCAATGGATATTACAAATGAAGGTCCGTTTTTTTAGACCGCTAATTCTGGATAGAATAAAAAAGCGACGCTTTTTTAAATTCTATCCAGAAATAGTATGTAATGGAATATTAGTTTCAGAAGTTGAATGTTTTTGGAATAAATGTAATAAATTTTAATCAATTAGATCGCCAACGACTGTTCTACTACTATAGCTCACAATGTTATTAATTGTTGTATAACAATTCAGCGTATTTAATCTTCTACATAAAACAGTAATATGGACGCTTAATTCACTAATGCGATTAATAAATTTATATCTACGGTAAGAGGATAATACCCATAATGACTTATTATATGTTAGTCGTTCATTAATAATAGCGATTTGTTCTTCTATTTTTTTTGTTACTTCAAGAATACCATCTACTTCGTTCTTTACAAAAGGATTAATATACTGTGCTTTTGTAATGTAGTCGTTAATATTTCTTAATTTTTGCGAAATATCTAGCTCATTTATAAATTTATATACCTTGTCATCATCATAATTATTATTTTTTATAAAATCCTCGGTAGATATAACTAACTCTTCAATATTACGCATTATAATTGGTGCTATATTTTCAATCATTGTCAATGTTGTTCCGTTCATTATTATATAACATAAAAATAATTTTATATATGAATGAAAATTACATTAATCTATTGATTTTTTTTAACATTTTTATATTATAATTTAAAATATATTTAGAATATTTGGCATCTGTAAAAACTTTCCATTTTTTTGATAGAGACTTGTATTCTGGTAATATGTTATTTGAATTCCTATGATACAGTAATAAATAACATTCTGCATCTGATTTATTTAAATATGCACCTGCAAAACTAAAAGTACTTGGACTTAGAGCAATATATGACGCATTACATAGTAAATAAAAAGAATTAATCCAGTCTTTAGAATCATATAATATCAGATTATTAGTTATTTCGGGATAGTTTTTAAAATATTTATTGACAATAAGATGTCTAACAACATTAAAAGAATCAGATAATATAACAATTTTGACATTTTTTTTAATAAATTTTTTTATCATTTTTGCGAAATAAAGAGGTGTATACATTATAAACTCATTATATCGTTTATTATTTTGTTTTCGAAATTGATAATTTAGTGTGTATTTTACTCTGTCTCCATATCTAATATGAATTATTGCATATCTGTTTTTAATAATATCAAATATACTGTCATCCGTTATAACCTCTTTGTTTATGTCAAATAACGATCTATCTGCATCACTAAAACTTTCATACATTTTATATGCATATTCAAATAAATGATATAATTTGGTATGAGTTGGAAGATCTTCATATGATGGTAAATCATCTATATTCTTTACTTCAATCAATTTAATATCTTGTATTTTATAATAATTTTCTTCTGAAATGAAATCGATTTTTTTGTCAAGATTTGGGAAGATTTGGATTACAGTAGGATCTGACACTGTATCGTGACTTGATTTTATGAAAACTAAATGTATTTTTACAACTGGATCTTTTGTATTATGATTGTAAAAATTATGTAAATAAATTGCATAAATTACGTCAAATACTTTGTTCCCAAATCCTAACTTGTTTTTTATATATAAATGTTTCATATATTATCTAATATATTATCTTAATATAATTTATGTATAAAAAATATAATAATGTTTTTGATTGTATATTATATAAAAATAATAAATTTTTTAAAGGAGGATTTGTTGATGATGTAGATACATCTTTAATAAATTTTAATAAGATTGATACATTAATATATAAATCAAAATCTGGAATGAGATTAATTTGCATTCCGAATGGAGAAGCAACGGTTGTTTCAATGGGAATATATATTAGAGTTGGTTCATTAGATGAAAAAGATAATGAGTTAGGTGTAGCACACTTTTTAGAACACATGACCTTCAAAGGTACTGGCAAATATCCTGATAATAAATTAGTCGAACGTTTGGATAATCTTGGTACAACATACAATGCTGCTACATCTTATGAATATACAAATTATTATATTCATGGTCTGCCTCAATTTCAAAATGAATTAATCACAATGTTGTTAGATATGTATTTTGATCCACAAATACCTCCTCAAACAGTTGAAACTGAAAAAAAAGTTATTTTAGAAGAATATAAGATGAGAAATGATAGTAAATCAATTAAACAATATATGAATTTATTAAATTTGGTTACAAAAGAAAAAAACAAATTATATAATAGACCGGTTATTGGTACTAAAAATAGTATTGAAAGCATTACAATAGATGATTTAAATAAATTTAGAGAAAAATATCACGATCATAATAAGACTACAATAACAATTTCAGGTAAATTTGATGTTAATAAAATGAAACCATTAATAGAAAAAATAATTAAAGAATATGATAGTAATTTTGGAAGTTTTGAACGATATGATGGTTTAGAAAAAATAAATCAAAAACTTTTCAAAACCGATTTAATTTTATCTACATCTAAACCAAAACTTAGTAATAGATTTTTATATAGTAAGATAGATGGAGAACAAACAAATATCACTTTAAATTTTCCTTGTTGGAAATCATTCACAAAAAATAATATATATTTAGGTATATTATCAGTCATTTTATCAAACCGTCTATATAAAACAATCAGAATAGATAACGGATTGGTTTATAATGTTGATACAAATATGCATATTTTTGACACATTTGGAATATTTTCAATCTATATGGGTGTTGATTATAACAATATTTATGATGCAATACGTTTGACACTTAATGAATTGATTAAAATATATGAGTATGGTATTTTAGAAGAAGAACTATTAAAGGTTAAAAATTTAAATCTTACGGGTATGATGATTGACTATCAAAATCAATTGACTTTATTTAATATTTATACTGGTAATGTTGCATATAATTATGCTTTTTATACACCAAATGATATTATTGACATTTTCAATAATGTTGATAGTAATCGTGTCAATAACAATATTATCAAAGAAATCATAAATCCTAAACAGTTATATATATCGATGATTGGATCAAAGAGACCAATTAATATAAAAATGAAAAAACTTTTTAATTATTTTAATAAAAAAATCAGAAAAATAACTAAAAAAATTGATAAATAAATTAATTCAATATATATGAATATTATAACAATTATATATATCCATATATGAAAAAGAAATATACTGCAAAAAATAAAGCAAAAA